CTGGATTATGCCTCCGCTCGTAGTCGGCGGGCTCCCGGCAGAGCTTACAGCTATTGTCTATGTTAGCAATGCCATCGGCGCGGATGTGGAAGTGAATGCCGTTGCTGTGGTAGTGACGGTTATTACCTCACAGGCTATAATCTCGGTAGACTCAAGCGAGGCTACCATAGAAACTAACGAAATCAATGCTGAGGTGACATAATGGATATGACTACCTTGTTCTTCCCGCAAAACAACGATATCGTAGTCACGGCTAAATTTCCTGACTTCACAACCGGTGCTGGTATTACTACCAAGTTCTGGTACAAGAATAACAAGTTCACGGCCGACAGCGATCCCACTAGCATTAGCTTTACGGGAACTACCCTGACCCAGGGCACTGATGGCCTGTGGTTTTCTACCTTCAGCATACCAGCAGCCAACAATGTAATGACAGGCGCATTCTGGTGGCGTGTCGACGCTACCGATTCCCTGAATAAACGCAGGACCGCACAATGCGGAACTCTGTTGGTAGAGGCGGTATAGTATCATGGTTGCTGGGCGTGAGGCATCGCCGCAGGACGTAGAGAGCACAGAGCGGCTTATGAAATACTGGGCCGAAGGCAAGGGTGCAGCTAGGCTCCATTGGGGCGTTCCCGGCGACTATGATCATTGTCTAGCCGAGCTAGGCAAATATGTACAGGACCCGCATATGTTGCATGGCCTATGCGCTAATCTACATCACCGGGCTACCGGTGGTTGGCCAGGCCATGCACCAGGGGTTGAGGAGTCTGAGGCTAAGGCCAATAGGCGTTCGTAATATAGAGCGTCCCTGCCAGGACTAGACTAATCGGCCCGGCTCAGCTATACTCTACGCGAGCAAGGAATGGGAATGAGCGAATCTGCAGTAGAGGGAATGACTGGCGACACCGGAGTGGTCGAGACCACTGGCGGTGCTGATTCCGCGCCTGAAGGCCATGAGGAAGATCAAGCGGCCGAAGAGCAACTTCACGAGGTCATGCAAGCAGAGGACCCCGATGAACTGAAGAAGGAAACAGCACGCTGGAGGACTTTGGCCCAGCGGCACGAAAAGACCGCCCGGACAAATGCTGCCGATGCCAAGGCTTGGCGCGAGCAGCAGGATGCCAGCAAGACCGAACTACAGAGGGAGAAAGAGGCCCGCGCAGCTGCTGAACAAGAGCGAGATGCCTTGTCAATCCAGCAGAATCGGATGCTCGCTGCCGCCGCGAATGACCTGCCACCCGACCTGATTGAATTCCTTGGCGATGGAACCGCTGAGGAGATTGGCGATCGGGGAGCAACGCTGTCAAGGCTCATCGAAGAGGAAGTCACCAGGCGCACTGATACGCGCTCTAAGCAGCTTACCGGCAATGGACGCCCTACCGTGCGAAATCAGCAGGGCCAGTCTCAGCCGATTAGCACAATGCGGAGCGGGTCATCACCGTCCGCTGGCGGCAACCTTATGGGTCCTGAACAGTTGTTCCGGCAGCTCGTCCAAGGAGACGACAGTTAGCGCGAGCGCCAAGCAGTAACGCCGCGTCCGCGCGGAAAGAGTACCCATGCCCACGTATGGAACGCATGTAGCGCGTACCACGTCGGGCTCGGACCCGCTTGTTCCTGAGCCCCTGGCAGCATCAATTATCCAGGAAGCTCCCAAGGCTAGCGCGGCGCTGAGCTTGATGTCGAGTACGCCACTTTCATCCAAGACCCAGCGCATGCCTGTCCTCGACGTGCTCCCAGTTGCGTACTGGGTTGGCGGCGACACCGGTATGAAGCAGACGACTATGCAGGCGTGGAAGAACGTCGTGCTGGTTGTCGAAGAAATCGCATGTATCGTCCCCATCCCTGAGGCGTACCTGGATGACGCGGACGTACCGCTCTGGGGCCAGATTCAGCCACGGCTGACAGAGGCCGTCGGACAGCTGATTGACCTGGCCGTCATCTGGGGGATCAACAAGCCGACCACCTGGGGCGAGTCCGTCTTCACCGGCGCTGGCAAGTCCCAGCACTTCATCGTTCAGGGCACTGGCGTGGACCTCGGCCAGGACGTGACCAAGCTCGGCGCGCTGATGGCCACGAGCGGATACACCGTCAATGGCTTTGCGGCCGCACCCGGCACCAGCTGGAACCTCGCTGGACTGCGGTCGGCGCAAGGCGTGCCGATCTATCAGCCGGACATGACTGGCAGGCCGGGCGGTAGCCTGTACGGCTACAACATGAGCGAAGTCAACAATGGTTCATGGCAGTCCGGTGTCGCTGGCGCGGTCATGATCGCAGGGGACTTCACCAAGTCTCTCATCGGAATCCGGCGCGATATCAGCTTCAAGATGTTCACCGAGGGCGTCATCAGCAATGACTCTGGTGCCGTCATCCTGAACCTCATGCAGCAAGATGCCGTGGCAATGCGCTTGACGATGCGCCTCGCGTACGCGACAGTCAACCCGGTCACGATCATGGAGCCGAGCAAGAACATCACCACGGCGACTGCACGCTGGCCGTTCGGCGCAATCCTGCCGGTCGGCGCGACTCCGCCAGCAGCCAGCGCGATCAGCGTTGTCCAGGCTCCGCCGTACCCGTACACCGGCAGCTTCATGGTCGAGGGTGCGCAGTCCGAGCTGGACGTGGAGAACGCCCAGGTGCTGGAGGCCGAGCAGGCCCAAATCGAGTACGCGGAACAGGTCGAAGGAGAGGCGCGCGAAGGGCTCAAGGTGGCAGCCCGCCGTCGCCAGGAGCGTGCACCGTCCAGGCCGGCCCAGTCCAGGGATCGCGGCAGCAAGGAGTAGTAGCGGCCAACAGAACTCAACTCGGGAGTAGAAGATGGCCCAGAAGTCGGCTCGTGCCACAAGCGTAGTGATAGCTACTGGATTCTGGCAAACCCAGTCAGGACCAGCTACGACTGCGCCTGGCAATGGGAAGTATAATGCCGACAACTGGGCCTCTCCTACTCTCATAGCTATTGCTGGCACAGACAATAATGGCTACAATAGGCAAGCTGGACTGTTGTCTATCCGTCCCGGGGATCAGATATCAGAGCTTGCTACGAATGATAGCCAGAATTATCAGGTGTGGTCAGTAACGTCTGTAACGGATCAGGGTACATGGGTGCAGATCGGCGTCCAGGTGACCGGAGCTGGCTCCACTTTCGTTACACCGGGAATGAATCAGACAAGGCTTATTCAGGCCATTCAGGTTGTGGTAGAGGAGGAAGCCGCAACTCAGCAGACACTGCCAAGCCTGGCTACGCCCGACGACATTGTGGCCAGGCTAGGTAGGAACCTGAACCAGGTAGAGGCGGCTCGTGTAGACGCTATGCTTCTGGATGGTAGCGCTATCATCCGCAGGCGCGCACGGAACACATTCATGTATACTGCCTCAGACATGATCACTATGTCCGCGTCGGATGGGATTATCATTCTACCAGGACGGCCGATATACAATGTGATATCGGTCATAGCGCGTTCGGGGAGCCCGTCTGTACCGGACATCCCAGTCACCTGGTTCATCTTCGACGGTGTGGATACAGTCACCATACCGGAGCCGAGTAATTCAGGCATAATCAATCTACCTACATTCTGGTACGACGTGGCGTGGTATAGCCATTCGTACGACACGACGTATGAGCACGGCTATCACGATGTGCCTGCAGACATCGAGGGCCTTTTGTGCAATGCGATCATATCGGAGTTGTCGACTCCAACGATGTCGGCTACCCTGCAGAGCGAGTCGATCGGCGCGTATAGCTATAGCATGCGCCGGAGCTATAGCGGTGGTGGCACAGGGGGCGGAGCAATGGCTGGCCTTTACGCAGCCCTCCGCGATTTCGGCATGGACGAGATACTAGGGGACTACAGATACAAGGTGGGATCAATAGCAGTTAGGCGCAGTTGATGTACCCAGCACTACCACATGGCCAGTACGTGACTCTACGGCATCGCGTGGTGGCAGGTCAGGACAGTTACAACAACGATACCTACGCATTCACCGAAGTGAATGTCGGCCCCTGTTCGGTCCAGCAGACTACTAGCCGAGAGGCAGTAAACTTCGCCGATCAAGTCGCAACGAGTGTCCTCGTGTTTATGCCTTACGGAACGAATGTCAGTTTCCTCGATGCCGTGATTATAGACGGTGTTGAGTATGAGGTTATAGGCGATCCAGATAATTGGATCTCTCCGTTCTCCGGGCATACAGCCCCAGTCCGCGTCAGCGGCCAGCTTGTGAAGGGAGCATCGCCGTGAGCGACTACACGCCAAGCGAAGTCGGTATGCGCGAGTTTCTGAACTCTGAGCTGCTGATGCGTGTTGTAGAGCATACGGGGCGACAGATCATGGAGCGCGCAATCGTGATGGCGCCGGTCGGTAGTCCTCTAGGGGATGAACACGCCGGACGGTACAAGGCAAGCTTCCACATGAGGTCTGATAGATTTGGAGGAGCTACCGGAGACAGAGTCGAGGCGATCGTGTATAACGATTCGCCAGAAGCCAAGTACGTAGAATTTGGCCACCGAGGTCGCGAGCCGTATCACACGTTGCTCCGCGCGGCACACGAGCTAAGGTGGTGACATGCCTATTGCCCGGGTGGTGACTCCGCTCCCTGATATTGAGGCAGCGCTATTGTTTGCTCTCGTACCGATGGAGTCAAATGTCCGATTCGTGACGGTTATGCCTGCCGGCGATCTGCCCAAGATAACGGCGCGGATCAGGCGGGTATCAGGCACTGTTGGACGGCATATCTGGATAGACCATCCGATAGTAGACATAGACATCTGGGGACAGATCGACAAAGGGTTCGGTCATACAGAAGTATCGCAGGCATCGCGGAACATTCAGGCTGATATGCAGAGCCTGATGAGCGCCA